TAAACCATGAGATTGTTGAACACAGAATACAAGCCACTTTAAGTGATTGTCTTAAACATAAACGAGTAGCAGAAAGAACATCTAAAGGTAAATCTATTCAATATAAATGTATTAAATCCAAGGCAGAGCTGGAGGAAAACATAGATGGCTCATACACAATCAAAAAACTTATTTTAGAATAAGGGTTGTAACTTAATATACACATGGGGTCCAACGGTTAGACCCTAAACAAATAAAGGAGAATAATGGCAGACGCAGTAACAACACAAACAATAGCAGATACCTCTGGTGTTAAGTTTGTGGTTAAACTTACAAATGTTTCAGATGGTACAGGTGAGACCTTGGTTAAAAAGGTGGACGCTAGTGAAACAACTTTTATGACCGAAGATGGTAATAGAAAGATTGCTAGGTTGTGGCATTCTATAAACACAGCAAATCCAAAGTCAGCTGTAGAGATTCTTTGGGACGGGGCTACAGACTCGACTGCTATGATATTGGGTGGAAATGGTTATTTAGATTTAAGAACAGCTGGTAATGAAATAGTTAATAATGCTACCACACCTACTGGTGATGTACTATTAAATACGAAGAACTTTGCTATAGGCGATAATTACACGATAATTGTAGAGTTTAGGTAAAAAACCTTATAAATAGTTAGTACATAGAGAGAACAAATGAAACTTATATCGGAAGAAATACAAGCCAAATTCTTGGTTGAAGAAACCAACGGTAAAAAGCAACACAAAATTCGTGGTATCTTTTTACAATCGGATGTTAAAAATAGAAATGGAAGAATATATGAAAGCGATATCCTATCAAAAGAGGTAAATAGATACAAAACAGAATTCATTGATAAAAAGAGAGCCTTTGGCGAACTAGGCCATCCAGAAGGACCGGTTGTTAATTTAGAAAGAGTATCACATATGATTACTAAATTGGAACCAGAAGGTAAGAATTTTATTGGTGAGGCAAAAATCATGGATACACCATATGGTAAGATTGTAAAAGGTCTTATCAATGAAGGCGCTCAACTAGGAGTATCTTCAAGAGGTATGGGTTCCTTGGTTCAAAAGAACGGTGCTAACTATGTGGGAAAAGATTTCTACTTAGCTACAGCCGCTGACATTGTTGCAGACCCAAGCGCTCCAGAAGCCTTTGTAGAAGGTATTATGGAGAATAAAGAGTGGGTATGGGACAATGGTATTATAAAAGCACAAGATATTGAAGAGTATAAAGAGCATATTAAGAAAGCCAAAGCATTGAAATTAGCAGAAGCTAAAGCAAATGTTTTTAAATCCTTTCTTGAAAATCTTTAATCTTATAAATATCTACTAAAGAGAGAATAAATTACTAGTAATTTAAAAAAGGAGATTTCTCAATGGCCGATACAGAAAAAGATTTAGCGGCGTTAGAGCAAGAAGCAGTAGCTGAGGCAAGTGCAAATCCTCAAGCGGATGCTCCTAAAAAGAATGCTGTAGCGGCTGAGCCTACACATCTGAAAAATGATGCTGAAGATTTAGGACCAGCTGTTGTAAAACCTACAGACAGTAATCCAGACGCAACTAAAAAAATCAAAAAGGTTTCTGGTCAAGCACCTCAAGCACATGAGGGCGCTCCTGACGCAATGCCTACTTTGAAAAAAGAAGACAAAGAAGAAACTAAAAAAACTGGAGAAATCGTACAAGAAGGCGAACTTCCACCTGCTTTGAAAAAAGCAATAGAGAAGAAAAAAGACGAAAAGTCAGCAGAAAAAACTGAACAAGATACTTCAAAAGCTATGGACGCTGGAGAGGTTTCTAAAGAAGCAGATAAGAAAAAAGAAGTCAATCAAAAGACTGCTAATCTTTCTGCTAAAGTAGAAGAATTAGATGTTAAAGAACATGTTGACGCTTTAATCGCTGGAGAGAACGATTTAACCGAAGAATTTAAATCAAAGGCTGCGACTATTTTTGAATCAGCAATCAGAAAAGAATGTAAAGAGATTGCCGAGTCAATGGAAGCAGATTATAATAAAAAATTAGAGCAAGAAAGTGCAACTGCGAAAGCAGAGTTAACTGAAAAGGTTGATGGTTACTTATCTTATGTTGTTGAAGAGTGGATGAAAGAAAACGAAATCGCTCTTGAACGAGGTATTAAAGGTGAGATAGCTGAAGACTTTATCAGCGGACTTAAAAAACTATTCGCTGAGCACTATATTGATGTTCCTGATGAAAAGTACAATGTTTTAGAAGAGCAATCATCTAAAATAGAAGACTTGGAAAAGAAACTCAATGAGCAGATAGCAAAGAATGTGGAGTTAAATAAATCTAATTCAGACCATAAGAGAGTAGAAATTATGGCTGAGGTAGCAGGTGATTTAGCTGATACACAAAAAGAAAAATTTGCTAAACTTGCTGAAGAAATTGAATACTCTGACGCTGAAGATTTTAAGAAAAAATGTGAAACTATTAAAGAATCATATTTTGGAAAGAAAACTGACGCTGAAGACATAGATGATGTGGCGGCTGCTGGTGAATCACCTTCGGGTGACTTATCCAACGCTATGGCTGCTTACGCTGCCGCTATAAGCAAAACTAAAGACATTAAGTTGTCATAGTATAACGGAAAAGAGGGAGAATAAGATATGTACTTATCCGAAACACACGAAAAAAAATGGCAGCCTGTATTGGAACACCCAGATTTACCAAAAATTGAGGATTCCTACAGACGAGCCGTTACATCTGTTATATTAGAAAACCAAGAAAGAGCTGCAAAAGAAGACAACGCATTTCTTTCAGAAGCTGCGCCTACTAACGCAACAGGAAGTGCTGTTGCAAATTGGGATCCAATCCTAATTTCATTAGTTCGTAGAGCAATGCCTAATCTAATAGCATACGATATTGCAGGTGTTCAACCAATGACTGGTCCGACAGGACTAATTTTCGCTATGAGAAGTAGATATACTTCACAAGCTGGCGCTGAATCGTTTTTTGATGAAGCCGACACAGATTATTCAGGCCGTAATGCGGCTGGCTCTTCTGTTGATGGTTACTCTTCAACTGCTCACGCTGGTACTAACCCAGGTGTACTAAATGATGGTTCCCCAGGAACTTTCACTAAAGGTACTGCAATGACTACAGCTGCGGCTGAAGCATTAGGTGACGCAAGCGGAAACGCTTTCGCTGAAATGGCATTTTCAATTGAGAAATCAACTGTTACTGCTAAATCACGAGCACTAAAAGCAGAGTACACAATGGAACTTGCTCAAGATTTAAAAGCAATCCATGGTTTAGACGCTGAAACAGAACTTGCAAACATTCTTTCTGCTGAAATCTTAGCTGAAATCAACAGAGAAGTTGTAAGAACTATTTACATTAACGCAGAAGCTGGTGCTCAAACTGGCAATGTTACAACTGCTGGAATTTTTGATTTAGACACCGACTCAAATGGTCGTTGGTCTGTTGAAAGATTCAAAGGTTTAATGTTCCAACTAGAGCGTGACGCTAATAGAATTGCACAAAGAACTCGTAGAGGAAAAGGTAACTTAATCGTTTGCTCTGCTGATGTTGCGAGTGCTCTTCAAATGGCTGGTGTATTAGACTACACTCCAGCATTGTCAAATAATTTGAATGTTGACGACACAGGAAACACTTTCGCAGGTGTCCTAAACGGCAGATTCAAAGTATATATTGACCCATATTCAGCAAACTCTACTGCTAAGCAGTATTATGTTGTTGGGTATAAAGGAACTTCACCATATGACGCCGGGTTATTTTATTGCCCATATGTGCCTCTACAAATGGTAAGAGCCGTTGGTCAAGATACTTTCCAACCTAAGATAGGATTCAAGACCAGATATGGTTTAGTTGCGAATCCTTTTGCTGAAACTGGTGCTCAGTCAGGTGCTGCTACGGCAGTAAATGACGCTGGTTCTGCTAACGCAAACAGATATTACCAAAGAGTGCAAGTAGCAAACTTGATGTAATACTTGTTGAGTTTTCAACGATACTAAAAAGGCGGTCTTTATGGCCGCCTTTTTTTTGGCCTCCTTCCAGGATGGATAAATATAAGTATGAAAACAACACATAAACATCATATTATTCCTCTGAATGGTAAGAAATGACTCTGACAAAGAATATTGCCAGCATTGTAGTAGCGGCCATTATAGGTTTCAGTCCAATGGGCGTCATGCTGGTACAAAATCATCTTGAACGACAAGAATTAGCATCAGGCGAAATCAACAAAACTGTACTATTAAATCATTCGCTTTTTACTCATGCAGATACTTGGCTGCAACTCGTTATTCCACAACTGGATGTAACAGTAACGGCTAAGAAATTCCTAACGATTAAGTTCGCTGCTTTCCAAGATAGTCTGAAAGAACTGGTTAAGGCCACAGACTTTAATGAATTGTCGGACTCTGAAATGCATACCTTATTGTCTCACAACCTAAATGAAACGGTTACAGACTATATTGCAGATGCAAGACGAGAGGAGATATCAAGCACATTCATTGACAACTTCAATAAGTGGCATAAGCGGGTAGTAGATATTCTGGTAAGGGCGATTGAGGATAATGTCCAATCGGTAGTTCACACATCACAAAACGGTAAAATGTATGCGATTTTAACTGCTTATGATGCTGCTCTTGGTGCTACGATTGATGATGTAGAAAAGACTTTGATGGAAACAAACGGAAAACCAGGCGGCGAATAATTATGACAACAACAAGCGCAATACAAAGACAACCAACAAAGTTAGACTATGCTAGTCCAACACAGTTTAAGTTTCAGATTACAAAACTACCAAAGGTAGAATATTTTTGTACAGCTGTTAATGTACCTGGTATTGAATTGGGTGGTATTATAAATCAACCAACTCCATTGAAGGACATACCTTTGCCTGGAGAGAAGTTAACTTATAGTGATTTAACTATGACATTCTTGATAGATGAAAACTTGGAAAACTATAGAGAAATACACGGCTGGATGACAGGTTTGGGATTTCCTAAAGATAGAAACCAATATAGAACTCTTGTGGACGCAGCTACGGACAGATTTCCAACAACGGGGAGTGGCGCCGATTTGACAGACGCAGGTAGAGTTAAATATGGAGCGGTACCACAAGGTCCTGTATATTCAGACGCAACTTTAAATATTTTAACAAGTAAGAACACGCCTAATATTGAAGTACGATATTCGGATGTTTTTCCTGTTTCTTTATCTTCCCTTGACTTTACTCAACAAGCTTTAGATATTGAATATCTTACAGCTTCAGCTACATTTAGATATAAAATTTATGAATTTGCTGTAAAAGGGTCTGCTACAACAACTGAAACAACTTCTTAAAAGCTTTACATTTTGGCATTATTATGTTAGAATGGTCACATTATGGATTTAGAAAAACTACAAGAATTAGTTGATGTTGATTTGAAGATTAATGATACCGAACTAGATTTGGAATCTTTAAAAACTCCCCAACTACACAACAAATATATGAAACACTTAACAAACTTTAAGTTGTTGTTAAGCCGTGCTGAAGCCGAGTTAGCTACAACCAAAAAAGGTTTGTGGGAATATTATACTGGCAAGGCCGACCCCGAGGTGTATAAGGAAAAACCATTTCAATTTAAATTATTACGGCAAGATGTAGACCAATACATTCAATCAGATGAAGAGTTTATAAAATTAAAACATAAAGTTGATTACTTAAATACAGTAGTTGATTTTTTAGATAGAACTTTAAGACAAATAACTAGTAGAAGTTTTTTAATTAAGGACGCTATTGATTGGCGTAAGTTTACCTCCGGCGCAGTTTAATGCCTATTAGCAGATATATTATAATAGACAAGAAAGATGATGTCTATTTAAAAATTGAAGCAGACGAAGATATAAGAAGAGAGTTAGGTCAATT